CCCTACCCCACTTCCAATGTCAATATCATTGCGGTAGAGGAAACGCTAAACAAGATTTGCCCTATGCCCATCAGACCTGACCACTACAGTGTTATTACGAACGTCTTGCCCGCGGCGCCCGGAGCCGACGTCACTTTGCGTCTCCACGAACTCGGTAAAGACGAGCAACGTGAAATCAAGAAACACTCCGAATACGTCTTCCCTCACGTCGCCCAACGCGTCAAGATCACTAAGAATTCTAACCAACTCATGGCCTGCAAATCAGTTCTGACGAGACTGGGAAAGATGACAAAGAACTTACAGTCTAGCAGCGCCCAGCTATTGGCAGACAAACTATTCGCAGCAGTTTCACAGGAATTCGACTTCACAGTCAACAATGACGTCAAAGACGCGATCTTCGTCGACGCATGCAAGAAATTCACTGAAAAAGGACACGATCTAAGCGAGATCAAAGGCATCACGTCGTGGAACGACCAGAACGTCAACATCGTCAAGAATTTCCTCAAGGCCCAGCAAAAACCGTGTTTCACCAAGGACCCGATTCTCACAGACAAAGCCGGACAAGGAATTTCCGCCTGGAGCAAGACCCTCAACTTCCAATTGACGATCTACACCCGACTATTAGAACACATCCTAACAAGACAATCGCGCGGACGCGTCATCCTGAGCACCGGTATGTCCGACCAACAGGTACTTGCACTCCTAGAGCAGACCTTCCAACCTGGTGACAAAACTTTCAGTAACGACTGGTCCGAGTTCGATTCGAGTCAGAACAACGTTGGCCGCGAATTATTACGCAGAGCACTTGCACAGATCGGCTGCCCCGACGAACTCCTAATCCCTTTCATCTCCCAACTCTCCAAACGTACTGTCGTTGACACGTTCGCGACCATCTGCGCATACGACAAGAAAGATTCCGGTGCCCCCCACACTCTCGTCGACAATTGCCTGTTTAATATGGCCGTCATCCTTGATTGTCTATCTGATTTCCGCATCTTGATGATCAAAGGTGATGATTCTTGCGCTTTCGGTACCAACATTACATTCAAGGCTGATCGCGCTTCTTGGTACACTAAGAACTGTGGTTACCAATTCAAACCCGATGAACGATCTTCCGGCGAATTCGTCTCATTCATTGTCAACCAAAACGGCGCATCCTACGACCTCCCGCGACTAGCCGCGAAAGCCGTATCCCGAGTCTACACCAGTAGAGATGACTACAACAACTTTCGCACCGCCATTGGAGTTACTTTGAGACACAACCCGCTCACTGCTGGAATGAACATGCTTAACGTCAACGCCTTCCACTACGGAGTCTCCAACGCCGACGCAGACAACTTGCTCTCCTTCCTACACCGCTTCGCCCGCGGAGACTACCCTTTCTCTTCCCTCACCAAACGAGAAAGTCAACAAGTCATCGTCGACGTGCATACCGAGACCCAACGCCAAAACAGAGCACCCACGGA